GTGTAAAAATAATTGAGCATGATTTACACCTTTAAACTTTTCTCTCCAATGTTCTAAATCACAACCTTTATAAACTAACATATCGCCTGGATTCATTTTTACAGGCATTTCTTTACCAGACTTCATCTTAACCCATATCGGCCAACTATAATCTGGATAAACATTTTTATCTACGTTAGATACGTCATAACCTAAACATATTGTTGTAGAAAACTCACATGATGGTCTATCTTTATGTCTATCTAATTTTTGTTTTTCAAAGTATAATCTATAATAAGAATATGTTGGTTGTAATTTAGTTGATGTTATTTCTGATATTTTTTTATGACTTAAATCACATAAACTATCCATGACAGGATCACCGTACATTGAGAAAGCACCTGTAACTTGTTCATCATTAAAAGTACCAAACATTTTATTATCAGTTATTATATCTAAATTTTTATCTTTTCTTTCCATAATTAAGGCTTGTCTTTGTGCCATAATTTTTACATGATGATATAATAATATCACTGTTTCCTGTTGTAAAAAATTATTAATTACAACAAAACCTTCTTTGTCAAAGTGTTCTTTCATATTCATCATCGCCATGGTCTCCCTAAGAACCAAGCTACTAAAGAGTATCTAGTTCCTTTTGTAATTTTTTGTACAGAGTGTTTTTGAAATGACGGAAATACAATCATTGATCCTGCTTTTCTTATTTCATTTACTTTGTGAAACTGATCTGTTCTTTGTTGTCCCATATCAAACATTAAATCACCACCTTCATATTCTGTGCCCTCATTTAAATTTATAGTACAACTAATTTTTCTAACTTTACCTACATAGTTTTCTGAAAAAACATATGAATATTTTTCTTTATCAGAGAATTGTGTTACGCCTGGTACATTTAATTTATATTTCATATTATGGCATGAACCACCGTCTGTATGCCAACCATAAAATTGTCCTTCTTTATAAACTGTAAATTGAGGTGCCTCGCAAAAATCAATATCCCAATGCCAACCTGTATCTGAGTTTGCCCTTTTGATTAACGGCCAAAGTATATCGTAAATAGATTGGTCATCTAAAAAAGCAATTTTACTATCTCTAACATAAGTTTTACTTTTAGCAGCCTCTGTGCCATGTTCTTTTTCTATTTCTTGTATTGTTTTATTACCTAACTCTACATCAAACCCTTTACTGCCTTTGTAATTATCACTATAAGTTACACCATCATTTGATTGACCTTTACGTCTATTTTCTTCCATTTTATTAAGACCCATAGCAATAACATCTGAACATTGTTGTTTTGTAAGGGCATTTTGATACCAGTAGTATTCATATTTTAAATTCATTAAATAGCACCACTAGTAAACTTACGCCAATCAATTGCGTTTTTAATAGTAAATCCTCTGTTTGCGATTACTCTAATAGTTCTATCTAAAAAATCAACAACTGTTTCTAAGTAATCTACTTTTTGTTTTGATTTTTGTAATTCTAAATCTGACTCTAAGTATTTGTCAATATCTGTTTTCAATATTTTTAAATCAAATGGTTTTACAGCATAAACTTCAGCAGGTGCTTTGCCTGTGTAATATTCCCATTTTTCTTTTTTCATTGTATAATAATCACCTTGAGCACGACTTAATAACAACTTAAACTTTGTTAAGTGTTTCATGTATTTGTTGTGTAATTGAGGTGTTTTTAATGACTCTAAATCTAGTTCAGTATCATTTATCTTTAGGTCTTTTTCAGCCAAGTCTTGTAATTGTTCTAAATCCATAATAACTCCATAATATATATTATACTACAAAAACTTTAAAAAGTAAAGTCTAAGATGTAGTAATAGTTGTACTTGATGACCCTACTGTAGCAAAGTCATAAATTTGATATTGAAACTCAACAGTTGCCGTTAAATAGTTAACATCTGTTGGTTGTTGTGTAAATTGTACACCAGATAATCCTGTAGGATATACGTCTCTAAATCTTACTTCTAAATTAGCATTGTTTTTACTAGACAGTGTTGTAAGTGTAGCGTCTGAGTAAGTACCACCAACATTTTGAGCACCGTATTTTACTTTACCTGGTTCTGTATTAACTGCTGTTGTACCACTAGGAAATCTATCATCACCAGAAGCAGCTAAATTTCTAAATTCAGAATTGTCTCTAGGAAAACCTAACCCTACTAACCAACCATGTATCTCTTGGTAGTTTTCATAATTTTCATCTATCATAAAAGTTAATGCTAACGGACTGTATGTTAGATCATTACCAGGTATAGGTATTTGTTTAAACTTTGTGTCCTGAGTTAATGCGTTAAGTGATATAGCAGGTATGTTTACCTCAGTACAAAAATATTCTACTTTAGGTAGTTTTAAAATACTAAATTTAAACTGCGTTGGTGACGCATAATCTAATTTTGTAGGTTGTCTTAAATAACTGTTAGTTGTTGTCATACATATATTTATAATACCTTTGGAGACTGTCCTATATTAAAAGATATTATAATTCTATCGTTATCTGATTTACTAGGCGAAACATCATGTATTAACCAACCAGGGAAAATTAGACATTTTCCTGTGTGTGGTGTAAATTTCATACTAGTATAATTTAATTCGTGTAATTCTTTATCATTTGTATAGTGATGTGTTGTATGTGCTTGTAATCTAGGATCATATAAATTTAAATTACCACTATCTTTATCTGCCTTTACATAATAAACACCTGACCATAAAGCATTTGTATGACTATGTGATGAATTATAATCATGTTTCTTATTAATGATAGACCACATATTTGATATTTTTAAATAGTATTTGTTTGTATCATAATTAAGATTATTACCTAACGCATTAACAGATTCTAATATTGCGTTATGTATGTTTCTAAACTCAGGTCTATAATTCAAGTCGTCTGTACTATGCCAGCCACCTTCATTTGATCTTTGTAGATTATCTTTTTGTGAGTTTTGTAAATCGTAAATTTTAGGTAAAATATCGTTATTGATATTTTCATAATCTTTAAGGTATGTTTCTGCTACCTTAGTAGGAAAGTAATTATAAACGTACATTTCACCAGTCGCATTATTCATATAATTATTTATACACGCTAAAAAAAAGGGGACCGAAGCCCCCTTTTTTAGTATTCTTGGTCTGAAATATTACATCAAGTTAGCAACTTGTACTCTTCTGTAATATCTGTTTGCGTTAGCATTACCAGCACCATTGATAACAGCATTGTCGCCTGTACCAGCTTCAGCAAAAGGATTAGCTTGTAAGCCATATCTTGTTTTGAAACCGATTTTAGGTTGGAATGTGTCTTGTCCAACGGCTCTAACCATTTGTAGAGGAACGTATGGGCAGTAGAATAAACCACTGTCATAAGGTGAAGTACCTTTGTAACCTACTACAAAGTATTGCTTAGCAGCTTGGTTAGCAGCATAAGGATCAATGTACACTTTGTATCTACCGTTTAATACACCAGCAAATGTATTGCCAGAGTCGTCAACGTTTAGATTGTTGTTTAACGCAGGAGCGTAATCTAACACACCAGCCATTTGTAGAGCAGAGGCAACGTCTGATGAACAGATTATAATGTTACCTTTTCCTCTTCTTGTTCTTTGTGCGATAGTATTAGCTTCTCTTTCTACTTGGAACATAAGACCTTTAAATCTCTCAACTGACCATCTACCGTTTGAGTCTGTATCTAAATCAAATACACCTTCAGTAGTTGTGTTGATAGTACCTGTGTTAGCAGAAGCACCTTTTTCAGCGTTGATGTAAATTGTTCTTACAACTTCTCTGTTGATCTCAGCAAGGATCTCAGCAGATAGGATGTTAGCCAATTCAGTCTCAGCGTCTAAACCATGGATAGCTTTCAAGTCTTGTGCTAATTCCATTGTGTACTCAGCTTTTAGGGCTCTTGTTCTAGCAGTTACAGTTGACTTCTCAATTGAGAAAGCCATTTCAGCAAATGCGTTGTTAGATGAATCACCTAGGGCTTCACCGTAAGCTCTTGTCATACCTTGACCAGTTGAATACTCTTGTCCAGCTGTTGGGCTGTCGTTAAGTATCGCTGGGTTAGTACCTCTTTGCTCAGTAACACCAGTGTTTGTAGTTGAGTCACCAGCAGCATTTCTACTAGAGAAATCTGTATCAGCTTCGTCAAATAACGCTTCTGTTCCAGACTGAGTTGAGTATCTGCTTCTCATAGCAAATATTAAACCAGTTGGACCAGTCATTGGTTGTACTCCGCAAATGTCGTATGCGATAAGGTTTGGCATAGCTCTTCTAACTAATGAAATAAGGATTGGATCCCAATTGTCAACGTTAGAACCTGTTGCGTTAGCAGGAGCAGCCTCAGAGATGAAAGCTCTGTCTTCTTTTAGTGCGTTTTCTTGGTTTTCCAAGATCACACTTGTAACGGCACGTCTGTATGAATCCGTGATTTTTGGTAAATCAGGATGTTCTAAGACTGGCTGCCATTTTTTTTCTACTTGTTCAGATAAAAACATTTTGTTTTTCTCCCTCTATTGTATTATTATTTAGACACCTTAATGTCTTTTGTTTTTTTAATAGCGGCGGTATAAGCAGCCATAGCATTCGATAAATCAACTGTTTCAGTTGGTTCAGCGCCTGCCGCTACATCATCAAAATTGTCATTACTTTTCACTTCTTCTTTAGCACCAAAGTATGACTCTTTAAGAGTTTCTACTTTGTTTCTAAAATCTTTTTCTGTTGAATACTCAACTGCTTCTACTAAGCCATCGAATTTTTCTTTAGCAGTGTCAGCAAGGTCTTTTGACATTTCATCAATGATGTCTTGTCTTTTTAACTCGCCGTTGTGCTTGTGTAATTCAACGTTCTTTTCAATTTCTTCGTTAAGTTTTTTCTCTAAAGAATCAATTTTAGATGCTTGATCTTCCAAGACGTTATATTTTTCATCTGGAACATCAATGTAATGATCTTCAAATAGTTTTTTAAGACCACT